AGGGCTGTCCGATCAGGCCGGATAAATCCTGCCTGTAGTCCGTAGTAAAAGCGTCGTGGGCGAACCGCTCCGTGTGGATACAGTTCCGGGCCCACACCAGCACGACGTCCGCGCCGGTCACATACACAGGTCTGCCGGAGCGCCAGATTGGTTGATCTTGCAGAAAATCCCAAGCCGCTTCCCGGGCCAGCGGCAGCGTGCCGGAAGCCGCCAATGCGGTATTCGGAGCTTCAATCATTGGGAACAGGCTCATCGGATACCTTCACCATCCTCTCAACCACATAGTAGGTCTGCCCGTCTGCGGAGCGGAGCAGCAGAACCTGATCGCCCGCATGCAGAAGGGAACCATGAGTGATAGGGGCTTCCTTTGCTGTCTTGCCTTCCACAGTTTCCTCCGGGCGAATTACTTGGCACGTACCGGAAGAAAGTCCGCATGTACAGGTCCCTTGAAAAGCTTTCTGTGGAAGCTCTGCCGTCAGAGGCCAGGATAAGCCTGTCAGCTGTTCCTTCCACCCTGCGGTCAGATGCTGGGCTATGAAAAGATCCTCCAAGTCCAGATCCAACCCGTCGGCCCGAATCTTCAGCGGGGAGGTGGCGAGCACCTTTCCCACCGCATACCAGGACGGCACAGCCTCCGAGGCCTTCCGCCCGAAATATTCATTCAGCCCCACATAGGGGTCTCTTGCGTTTTCTTTCATTCGATCTCACTTCCTGCGCTGGCCGTCGCTGCCACGTTCCGGCAGTTCAGCGTCAGCATGGTATCGTAGTTGTGGTTCTTCCACGTGTGAACATCCGCATCGATCCAGAAGATGCCCTCCAGTCCGGTTTTGTGCTCCCGGACCACCACGGTCTCCCCGGTGATGAGGGATAAATCTCCCAGCACATGCACCGTCACGGTTCTCTGCTGCTTTCCGTCCTCCAGCAGGCGCTTTGCCTGGTTGATAGTGTCAGAGTGGTCGTTCTGGGTGACGTGGGTTTCCATGACGCCCACCAACTCCTGGGAGGCCGCGTCTCCCAGGAGCCGCAGAAAATTCCCGTTTTTGTCGTAGATGGCCACAGAGTTGACCACGTTGGTGGCATCCTCTGTGGTGGTAGCGTCCATCAGGTTCCCCGCCGCTTTCAGCACCAGACTGGAGGCACTGACCGTCCGTTCTTTGACCAGCAGCCCCTCCGGAGTGTACCGGATGGCGTATTGCGTTCCGTTTTTCTCCGCTGCCAGGGACCATACTGTGACGATGGCCTGATTAATCTTCACACTGGAAAACTTCCGCCGTAGCGAAATGCCGGTAGTGGGCAGGGAAGCCACTGGAATCCCTTTCTCCCCACAGAGAGACCAGGTAATTTCCTCTGGCGTAGCGCCGGTGAATTTCGCCGTGCAGTCGTTTTTCTGTAAGTAGATGCCGTAGTCAAAGCAGGTGGCGGACAAGATGGTGTCCTCCGACCCCGCGGTTCTTCGCAGCACCACGCCGGCGAATAGGCGGCTGCCGTCTCCCACCATGGTCACCAGATCCCCGATCTCCGGTACCGGCAGATCACTCCCTTCCAAAAAGGCGATCTCCAGGTCCAGCTGACGGCAAATGGAAGCCTTGTCCCCGGACCAGGTCCAGCTGGCGGCAAGATCGGTAATTTCCTGAGTTGTGCCGTTCCGGTGCTTTGTCAGATAGAGCTTCATGTCACCCTCCCATCAGTACGGACTCCGGCGGAATGGTGATGGTGGTGCCCGGATAAATGAGGTGCGGATTTTGAATCCCGTTGTATCGGGCCAGAGCGTTGTAGTAGGCAGCCGAGTACTTCCCGTAGTACCGCCGACAGATGGCCGATAAGGTATCGCCTTTAACGATGGTATAGGATTGGCTGATGCTGCTGCTCTCCGCCGGACGGGAGCTGTTTCCGGTTACGGACACAATATCTTCCGCCGCGGCCACCTCCCGCGCCTCCAGGTCTGTGTACTCCCGCAGCCATAAAGAGGCGTATATGTCTCCCGTCCCGTCCTGTTCCCGCCATTCCACAGACTCCAGGTAAACCAGCGTGTTGATCTCCGTGCCGGAGACGATGTACCGCACCGGTTCCCCGGCCGCCGCCCAGGCGGTCAGAATGTCCAGATAGTACTGTGGGTCCGAGATCGCCCCCGGCTCCATCCAGGGGTAATTTTGTGCCGGCAGCAGGCATTCCAGCGCCTCGCCGGAAAACCGGCTTCGTCCGCCGGGCCGGTAAACGTCTCCTAACTGGGAGATGTTGATGGCCTCCATGTTCCGGCCCACGCCCCAGGCATATCCCGCTGGAGTCACTGGCAGGGTCAGTGCGGTCCCGTCTTTGATGAAACAGATCTGCATGGATTATCCCCGCCTTTCCGCCAGCTCGATTTTCTGCAGCAGTGCACTGGCC